CAATGGGACGCCTTGGCCGTTTCTGCTCGACCTCAACAATGGACACCTTCCCTTGTGACTGCTTGACAAATGCCTCATTCACCGGAAGCTCTATCTCGTCGCCAATGTGTGCGTCCTTTTCGCCTCCGAGTGCAAAGGCGCGTAACACCCTGTACTTGACCTGTTCTTTGTTTTGTTGATTTACCTTAATTACCATGTCTGCCTCCAGACTTTTTAGATTGTCATGCGCCTCAAAGTGAAGGCGGCGTGGTGGTCAGCGTACTTCTTTGCTGTACCGCGCCGCCCCCGTTCACCACTGTAGAGGCGACAGTTAGCGAATGTTAAACGATAGTCGCGCCGGTGGCCTTTACAAATGACTCGCCGTGGCGCAGCAGGACATCGGCCATTTGAATCGTGGTGACTTCGATAAGCCCCTGCTTTTTCTTTGCAAATTGGTCCACGATGATTTCCAGCCCGCCCCAGTTGCCGATGAGTAAATCGCGCCAGTTACCGAACACGATTGCATGTTCCGCACCACCACCGAGATCGGAACGCGCCTGATTGGTGCTGACAGCCTTGTAGCCGGCTACCTCGCCCTCGTCATGCCTTCCTTTCCACACGAATATGCCAGTGGTCGCTGCGACCTCTTTCTGCATGAGTACGCCCGCCATCGCCGGGGTGGTCAGATAAGCCAAGTTGCCGAATAGAGCATTGTCGATTGCTACCTCGGTGGCCACGTCAATCATCTTTGCGAAGGTCGGAGTGCCGCCCATTGCTATGACGTTGACATCGGGAGCGTTGTAAATTCCCACCGGCTGATTCAGTCCGCCGGTCCCGTGCAATGCGGCAAGGTCGATGGCAAGTGCGTGCGCGCTCGCCATGTCACCGCGTACCATGCCTTCCACATCGATGCTCGCCTGTACCAACAGCTGACGGGAGTATGACGTGCTGGATTGAATGGTCTTTGGAGTGAGCGTAATTGTTCCCAGTGTGAGGTCGGAGTCAGCCACGTCCGAGCCGGTATTCTCGCCGACCCATATGGCCGTCCCGCCTATTGTCTGTTTCGGGAAGGTGATGGGAGCATTCAGCCCGGTCAGCGTCAGTGCCCCCAGTTGAGTGACCTTGGCGATTTTCCGCAACAGGTCGATGAAGTCGCCCATCTGTTCGAATTTCAGCTCCGCACCCGCACCGGCTGCGTCAGACGCCAGTGCGCGCTTCTTGGCCTGCATTCGCGTCGGGAAAAGGAATCCACCTGTCAGCTTGACCGACGCTGGCATGTGCTTGAGCATTTCGTCATGGATTTCGCGCTCAAATCCATCCTTGGGAATGCCGTGGTTATCGACCGCCGACAAAATTGCACGGGAGATCGAATACTGCATCCGTTCTTTGTCAGTCAAATTAACCACGGTCTCGGCCGCAGGCTGCGGGAGCTTGCCGTCTGCACGCAGGAAAAGAATTTCTTTTGCCACTGCGTCCACCGACTTGCCCGCTTCGATCCAGCCCTTAGCCTTGTCGCCGCATCCATAGTTATTGCAAAGCTCCCCGATTTCTGCGGCGCGTTTGCGCTCCGCTTCCATCGCGGCCTTTACATCCACCCCTGAGCTTCCGGCAGGGGCACCGGGTTGTGTTTCTGGTGCCATTTTTGTTTCCTCCGTGTGATTGCCCCGTGTATCAGGGGCACTGCGTACTGAAACCGTAAATTCCTCGCCTGCGTCCCGCCCCACGCCCACGGTGGTGTCTGCCGGAATCGGTACCAGTGAAACCTCCATCGGTTGCCACCGAGTCGCCCGGAATATGTCGGGCTTGTTTCCCTCGCCTTTGGTTTGCAGGACCTCTAGGATTCGATAGCCGACGCTGGCCCACTTACGAATCCCGTCCAGCACATCCTGACGGACGCCCTGCGCTTCGTCCGTTGAACTGAATCGTGGCGTGCCGCGCAGTACCTTATCGGTGTCGAGTTTTATAGCTTCCACGATTCCAATCTGGCGGCGGGTGCTGTGGTCGAGCAACAGCGGCAGACCATCCTTTGCGCGCTTGAAATCAACCGCCTTTTTGCTGTGTTCGAGAATTTCCAGACCAAAGAAACGCTCGACAGGTTCCTCGGATGAAAATGAGAGCGTCGGTAACTCGTCAGTTTTTTGGTCGGCTCGCTCACCGGCCAGAACATCGGCCGCCGCGATGTAGCCCGGCGGCAGGTCAGGTCCCTGACCGCGTAACTCAATGCGCATCGCCCGGTATAGTTTCGGAATCTTCATCTCTGTTACGTCCATCAGCTTAACCTCCGTGGTTTCCCGCGACCGCACCTTGTCCGTTTGGCTTTACGGTGCGGCCTTCATCATCCGGTTCAGTTTCGGATTCTTTATCTGGTGACGCGCTCGGCTTGGCCGCGCTCGCGGTGATACTGATTCCCATTGACTCGGCCAGCTCATTCTCATGCTTGATGTCGGTCAGCACATCTTCTATATCCGCGCCCTTCTCGGCCAGTAGCTCGGTCCGGCTCGACAATCCATTCTGCACAGCTAGAATATTCGCTTGCACGTCTTTGAGCGGGTCCACCCACGGCCATCCACGCGGTAGCCACTTCACCGCTAAAAACTTTTTGAAATCCCGGCTGTCGAGTACCAGCGCGCCGCTGAGTAGCGCGGCCTCCAGCCACTTCGCATAAACGATTGACAAAAATTCATCAGACCACCAGTCCTGAATCGTTTTCCAAATGTCACGTTCAATCAGCAGCCCTGATCGCAGTGACGAAAAATTAACTCCCTCAAGATCGCTGGCAAGCGCGTTATAGCTGGTGTGCAAACCCGACGCCATCATGCGCAGCTGTCCCTTCATAAACTCAGAGAATGCACTGGTCGGATGCGTGGGGTCCCATGCCTGAAATTCTAAGCCCGGCGGCAGTTGCTCGATAACGCCGGGCGACGCCTCCAGCTCTGTCTCAACCGGTTCGGCACTTTCTTCCTCTGGTCCCGGTGCCACGAACTCCCCTTCCTCGCCACTTTTTGATTGAATGAACCCCATCTTCGCGGCCGCTGTGCGCGCCGCCACCAGCTCGGCCTCGGCATAACCCTCCAACATTTTAATCGGGAGCATTACACTGTTGAGCCACGTCACGCCGCGTGTCTGATTGATTTCCTCCGGATCGTAAATGTGGATTATTTTGTCGGCCGGGATTCGTTCGAATCTGCGCATGAGATTGTCGGGTTCAATCGTGGTCGCTATGTGATAAGCGACGGCCGCTCCCCACGCATCGACCTCGATGCCCAGCCGGATTTCATTGTGGCCCGGCCGCGCCGGTCGGTTGAATTCATAATCGATTTGGCTGGCGTCAATCGGCTGGAGCGCAAAAAGATACTTATTCCCTTCGAATCCCCGCACCATGCGGACAAATACCTCACCATCTTTTGCCAGTGTCTTGATTAACAGGCGTGAGAGTTTCTTGAGCGTGCCCCGCTTGTCGGTGGTCGGCCGGAATGACCAATCAATCCACGCCGCCTCAATTTTATCATTGATTGGTTTCAACAATTCTTTGTTATTGTTTTTGACCTGCGCCTGTAACCGAATCCCCTTTGGTCCGATTACGTTGGCCGCGAGCAGTGACAAAAACTGTTTGATGTGGGAATTGTTACGGGCAAGGTCCCGCGCCCGCGCCCGCAATCGAATGCCGCCCTGACGGATCGCGGCGTCGGCCGTAATCGGTGACACAATCCAATCATAATTAAGTCGGCTGACCTCTGCTCCCTTATAAGGTAGGGACCGCTTTTTCCCCCAGCTGACAGTGAAGCCAAGTGGTGTTGTGATTCGGTCTAGGAATCCTTTAAGCATTATGCTCCCCTGAATGCCACCTTCGCCGCCGGTCCGATCTTGCCGGGATTGCGTGCGCGCCAGACTGCCGCCCTGTACTTTTGCAGGAGCTTGCGAAGCTCCGGCAGCGGAATCTTTGTAATTGCCCGATTGCCGATGGTGTAAGACTCAATGCCGTCGGCCAGTCTGCCCTCTAATACTGACTCGATTACTGAAACCATTTTTTCCTCGTGGCTCTGAGCATCGCCCGGCGCAGCTGCCTCGATGTCGCGCAGCACTTGAATCTGTCCCGCGCCCGCTACGAATTTCTCGCCTGCCAGCTCGACGGTTTCCTGCCATCGATAATTTCCCGGCGTGAGTGCCGACGTTTTAGTCGCGTCGATAGTCGCCTCGAATGCTCCGCTCACGACTGTGCCGGTCACTGAAACGGTCGATGGTCCTACAAGCGTGAGCTTGTAGGACCATCCAGCGGTAGTTGGAAAGTCAGCGAAGGATCGCCGGACTTTTAGGGTCATGCCCGCTCTTAAGGAAGCGGGAATCGTGTTTAGTGCCTCGACCATTGGACACTATTGTCAGCCCTGCGGTAGCAATCCGCAAGTCAATTCTCGCTTGACATATCCTTGGCCGATATGTCGCCTGGGTGGGCGAAAAAAGGCCGCCAGACGCCCCGTATTGACGCCTGACGGCCTCAAGTCCCG